CACAAAACTAGGAAATACAATGATAGATCCTTTTGGTAATATCTCTTTACATTGTATTCTATGCTTTGATTCGTCTCTCATGTGTGGGTCATAGTTTCTAAAATCAAATTCTAATTCTCCACCTTTGTATTCTGAACCATCTGTTAATTGACATGTCATAGATAATTTTCTAATCTTACCATGATCAGGTGCATTTTTATCTTCACGATCATAAGGTTTATCCCAACTATCACAATGCCAATCATAATATTGATTTAATTTATATTTTGTAAACTGACAGGATTCACTTCTCTCCCAATCAAAATTCCAACCAGCAGCTTTATTTGCTTCGTGAACATATGGGTGTAATTCCTTATATATCCAGGTATCATTAAGCCATACTAGATCAGACTTTCTTTTTTTCTGTATATTTTTAACATCTTCTTTTGATAATTTTTCTTTGTCATATCCACCGGTCCTTGCTAATACCTCTTTCTGTTGCAATGCGTATTTTATTACATCGTTACAAAATCTAGGTGTTAACGCACTTTTAAAATACCAGTAATGATTAGATATATTCATACAATATAGTTTGCACAAAATTTAAACTATCCTTTTGATTATTGGTTATGTAGTACATATTAGTTGATGGAAACATAATAAACATATTGTCTTTAAGTGGTATGTCCCAAGATCTACCTTTACGTCTGTTATCTTCATAATGTATTCTAATCATACAATCTTTAACTTTAACACCATATAATAATGTATAATCTGGTGAGTTTCGTAGATCCACCGGATCCACATTTATAAAAGGCTGTGATGTTTCTCCAGGTTTATAAGTATTACCAAAGGTATCCTTATTAACTAAAGTAAATTCATATTCTAAATTTATATGATCTCTTATATATGTATTCAACATATCCCAAGTTCTTGAGAATGGGAATTGTTTGTTTTGAATA